CAGCCAACCCACCCCGCACGGCGCTGACTGATGCGGAACTGGAACGTATGTACAACGCGCACGCCAGCTATCAGGAAGAAGGCCCCTTGATTAGTGGGTGGTTTGACTTTGCCCGTGCCATTGAAGCCGCGCACAACATAGGAGGGCCGCGCAATGAGTAACGACCTGATTGCAAGACTGCACGCACGACGCGCACACGGAATCGTTGGAGGGACGCAGCTAGTCATCTCGACTAACCCCGACGCACTGTGTACCGAAGCCGCCGACGCCCTAGAAGCACAGGCCCGCGAGATCGAGGCGCTGCGGGCAGATGCGGCCCGTTATAGGTGGCTGCGAGACGAAGACGACGATCCTGTTTGTTCATTGCGGCAACTGTTCACTATGACAGGTAAGCCTAAAGACGTTGATGCCGCTGTTGATGCGGCAATGAGGAAGGCGGTGACACCGTGAACAAGGAGATACAAAATGGTTGAGCACATTGAGAAGACAAACCAGCAAGTCTGGAAACTTAAGGGAGTTACATACGTTCCCCACTATTCAAAGCCTGACACATTCGTTGGGCCGGGGTGGACGCACCGGGTTACGACTCAGGAAGGGGGAACAACATACTACCCGCCAGAGTACACGCTGTTGGAGTTGATTGGGAAAGGTGCTGTTGCGGCAGAGATGTTCCTATGGGCGCGGTGATTGATTTAGTCGAGGTAGTGTCGAACGTAGGTAGCTTTACGTTCACCCGGATTTGCTGGGGGTGCAGTCTAAAGAAAGATGCTACGGGCGGAAGTATTGATAAGCGCACCAAGATGTGGTGCTGTGCGGTTTGTTCACAAGGGAAGAACATGGAATGGCAAAAGGGAACCCCACCAAGCGAGGGCTGGTGGCCGACGAAGCATTTTTTGAACTCCAATTGGGTGTCGTATAGGTGGTGGGATGGTGAGCGCTGGTCATGGCCAGCATTCGCACATGAGGTAGCGGAGAAGGCCGCGCACTGGGCGGGTAAAAAGGAAAAAGAAGACGCCAACGTCCTGTGGGCCGAGCGCCCTGCGGATTGGCCTGAGAGGAGCAGGACATGAAAGACCCGTACATCGACATACAAAGTGCCCTTATTGCCCTAGGTGACTTGCCAGAAGCAGCAGAAGCAATTGCTATTCTTAGGTCCGCCCTCGCGCAGCGTAGCCCCCCGCCAAAACCTGAATACGTTGATGGTTATTTAATCCCGTATTGGTTGCGTAATGGAGGAACAGAACATGGCTGATCGAATTCTTACGGATGCTAATGGGAGAAAGTACATCACCCATGAACCAGCGCAAGAAGACAAAGACGCAGAGATCGAGCGTTTACGCAAGGCTCTGTACTACGAAGAAAATAGGTTCCAACGGATCGGGACTCATGCGCCCGACTGCTGGAAGTGGGGGCCGCAGCATTACGAGTGCGCTCTTAGGCACATCAAGGAGCTAGAGAACAGTAGAATGGAGGATCATATGTTTGCACAGGCACTGGGCCCGTGCGGTAAGTAACGGAGTAATCATGCCCTACGTCAACAAACCCCGCCCATACAAAAAAGAGTACCAACAACAAGTTGCTAGAGGTGAAGGCCCCGCACGGGCTAAGCGCGAAAGCGCCCGCAACGAAATGGACAAAAAGGGGGTTGACCGCACGGGCAAAGACATCGATCATTCGATCCCACTGTCAAAAGGTGGAACCAACGCACCGAGCAACCTGAAGCTGAAGCCGCCGAGCGCGAACCGTTCGTTCAGCAGGAATTCGGACCACACCGTGAAAGTCAACAAGCCTAAAAAATGAGCCTATCAGAATACAAGTGGCCCCGTCCTCACGGGTTCACACCGTTCGAACATCAGAAAGTTACATCAGAGTTCCTCATATCCAACCGCAAGGCATTCTGCTTTAACGAGCAGGGTACGGGAAAGACAGCATCAGTCATCTGGTCCGTGGACTATCTGATGCAGCGCAAGTTAGTAAAACGTGTGTTAGTTATCTGCCCGCTGTCGATCATGAAGTCAGCATGGCAGAACGATCTATTCAAGTTCGCGTTGCACCGCACCGTAGCAGTCGCTTATGGATCGGCAAAGAAGCGTAAAGAGATCATTCGTTCCGGCGCTGAATTCGTCATCATCAACTTTGATGGTGTGGGCATCGTGAAAGAAGAGATCATGGCTGGCGGGTTCGATCTTGTCGTAGTAGATGAAGCATCAGCATATAAGAACGCACAGACAGATAGGTGGAAGACCCTTCGTGACATCATGAAGGTAGTCAGGGGGCTGTGGATGTTGACCGGCACTCCCGCTGCGCAGTCCCCCGTAGATGCGTATGGACTAGCCAAATTAGTTAACCCTAAGTCAGTTGCCCCGTTCTTGGGGCAGTTCCGCGACACCGTGATGTTTAAGGTGAGCGACTATCGGTACATCCCCAGACCCGAAGCGAAGCACATAGTCCACAAGATTCTGCAGCCAGCGATCAGGTTCGAGAAGGCTCAATGCCTAGACCTTCCGCCAGTTATCCATGTGGATAGGGACGCGCCGCTCACTTCTCAGCAGACTGCGTACTACAAAACACTCAAGAAAGAGATGTTCTTTGAAGCTGCGGGGGAGGAAATCTCTGCCGTGAACGCTGCGGTGAAGATCAACAAGCTATTGCAAATCTCCAGTGGTGCTGTCTACACCGACACCAAGAGCGTCATCGAGTTTGACGTAAGCAACAGGCTTAACGTAGTACAGGAAGTTATCGAGGAAGCAAGTCATAAGGTGCTCGTGTTCGTCCCGTTCACGCACACGATAGAGCTACTGAAGAACCATCTAGATAAGCACAACATCAGTTGTGAGGTCATCAACGGCTCGGTGTCGGTCAACAAGCGATCCGAGATCGTGAAGATGTTCCAAGAGAACGAGTCGCCACGAGTGCTCATCATCCAGCCGCAAGCCGCCTCTCACGGACTAACGCTAACAGCAGCGAACACGATCATTTGGTACGCACCATGCGCCAGTGTGGAAACGTACCTTCAAGCCAATGCACGCATCGACCGTCCCGGTCAGGTCAACAACATGACCATTGTGCATATCTCTGGCTCCCCCATCGAGACTAAGATGTACGCCCTTCTACGTAGCAACGTAGACAATCACCAGCGCGTGATCGACCTTTACCGCCAAGAAATTTCTGACGCGCCCGTAGAAATAGCTTGACAATGTAAAGAGTCTTGATAAGATAGACCCCCCGTAACAAAGTTAGGAGATTAGGATGGACGAAGAAGTTCAGGGTGACGCGCCCGCTGCGCCGAACCTAGACAAGATGGCAGAGGTGTACATCAAGATACGAGACGCCAAGGACTTGCTGACCAGCAAGTACAAAGCAGAGTACGCCGAGCTTGACGCACAGATGGATGTGGTCGAAGCCGAGATGCTTGAGATATGTAGGGTAATGAACGCTAACGGCTTCAAGACTCCCCACGGCACGGTCATTCGCTCAGTTAAGTCTAAGTACTGGACGAGCGACTGGGACTCAATGTATCAGTTCATCAAGGAACACGGTGCGTTCGGCCTACTGGAGAAGAGACTTCATCAGACAAACATGAAGGAGTTTCTCTCTGAACACCCAGATTCATACCCTATGGGGATGAACGTAGAAAACGCTTACACCATTGTTGTTAGACGCCCAAAAGGAAACTGAAATGAGCAACATCACTATTTTGAATCAAGAACTCCCCGACTTCCTGCAGAACGCTGGTGTCAGCGAACTGACTAGGCAGATTGCTGGTAAGGGCGGGGTCAAGCGCATCGTCCCCAAGAACGGCATCTTCCGCAAGATGGTCGGCGGCGAAGAGATGGGCAAGGTCAAGGGCAGCATCAACGTGGTCATCGTTAACGCCTCGCCTAAGGTCGGTCGCATCTTCTACGCTAAGCAGTGGACACCCGACGCTGAACCAACGTCGCCAGACTGCTTCTCCAATGACGGCAATGCCCCTGATGCTGGTTCCGCCAGCCCTCAGTCTGACCGCTGCGATACGTGCCCGCAAAACGTCAAGGGCTCGGGTATGGCTAACTCCAAGGCTTGCCGCTACTCCCGCCGACTGGCTGTGATGCTGGAGGAGAACTTCAACACGGCGCTTGAGAACGAGGTGTACCAGATGAACTTGGCTTCCAAGTCATTGTTCGGTGATAGCCCCTCCGACAAGACGCACATGTTCGAGAACTACTCGAAGTATCTCGCCAACAACGGCAAGAGCTTGGACTACGTGGTTACGGAGATTAGCTTCAACGAGGACAACGATAACCAGTCGGTTATGTTCACTGCCACTAGGTTCATCAACAAGGCGGAACACACCATCACCAGCAAGCACTCTGCGCTTCCTGAGACTAAGAAGATGGTGACCATGACCCCTTACCAAGCGGATGTGTCTGGTAGGAACCAGTCGGCAGCGCCCGCTCTGTCCGCGCCAAAGGGCAAAGACATCGAGGACGCCGTGGAAGTCGAGCCTAAGAAGCGCGAAACCAAGAAGGCCGAAACGCCTGTGCCTACTGCCAAAGCCGCTCTGGACTCGGTGGTTAAGGCTTGGACGGACGAGGAGTAAGCATGAGCTACGGTTACAGCCAGAGCTTAGTCGAAGCTAATAAACAAGCAGATGCTAAGTCTCTGGGCGTAGCCTTGGGCAGAACGTGCATTGATCGCGGTATTTCCGTCAAACAAGTTGCCCTTGAGTTAGGGGTGAGTCGAATGACGGTCTACAACTGGTTTTGGGGGCTAAACACCCCCGCTCCACCACACCATGACCGCATCAAGCAATTCATAGAGTGCCACAAGAAACGCAAATAATATGTCCACATTCGATCTGCTCGACGCCGTACTACCCCCCGAGGGACGGTTCTGCGCAATAGGGATAGGTCGATACGTAGATCAGCACTTTGTAGAAACTAGAGAAGAGGTTACCAAGTTAGCCGAGCGTTTCGTTAAAGGGAAGTTCGATGCGTTCTTCGGATGCGCAAAGTATGGGCCTCTCAATAATAGAGAACACAAAAATGCTATCTACTTCCGAGCCCTATGGGTGGACATCGACTGCGGTTCAAGCAAGGCTGAACCAGACGAGAAGGGTAGGATTAAAGGCTACATTGACCAATCTACTGGACTCACTGAGCTTCAGAAGTTTTGCAAAGCGGTAGGTCTACCGCGCCCTATATTGGTAAGCTCCGGTTACGGAGTACACGCTTACTGGCTACTAGAAACCACGATTGAGCAATGGCAATGGAAGCCCCTTGCCGAGCGGCTCCGGGAACTGTGCAACGAGCACCAACTGATTGTTGATGCTTCGGTATTTGAGCCCTCGCGTGTGCTACGTATACCCGGTACGTTCAACTTCAAAAAAGAGGAACCACAAGAAGTAGTAGTGCTGAATGAGGTGTCTACGCGCATGAGTTATGCGCAGATTCAAGGCATCCTTGGGTCCTCTGACCCTAAGCCGGTAGAGGAAAGACCAGCCTTCATCCCGGCGATGAGCCCGATGATGGAAGCGTTGATGGGTAATAAGGTCAAGCGCTTCAAGACCATCATGATGAAGTCGGCTAGCGGTGTCGGCTGCAACCAGCTACTGCATTGCTTCGAGAACCAAGCGGCTATTGAAGAACCTCTCTGGCGTTCGGCGCTGTCTATCACAGCCTTTTGCGTAGATAAGGATTCGGCATCCCACAAGATGTCCAATCAACACCCCGAGTATGACGCAGGGGAGGTAGACGAGAAGGTAGCGCAGCTAGTGGCGAAGGGTGGGCCGCACCACTGCACTACGTTTGAAAAACAGAACCCTTCTGGGTGCGACAACTGCTCACATAAAGGGAACATCAAGTCCCCGATCATGCTCGGTGTAGAGATAGATGTAGCCGAGGGGGACGACAACGAAGTAGAGGTAGAGACCGAGGAAGGGACTCAGACAGTAACCATTCCAGAGTACCCATTCCCTTTCTTCAGAGGTAAGAAGGGCGGCATATACATAAAGCCGGGGGCCGACGATGATGAGTCTGACCCTAAGCTCGTGTATGAGCATGACCTGTATGTGGTCAAACGGATGAGGGACCCCGAGATGGGTGAGGTTGCGCTGTTCAGGCTGCACTTACCTCATGACGGGATTAAAGAGTTTGCTATATCCACCGCTGCTATCTCGTCAAAGGATGAGTTGCGCAAGATGCTGGCGCAACAAGGGGTGGTGGCGCACCAGAAGCAGTACGAAAGCCTAGCCGCCTTCGTCGTTATGTGCATCAAGAATCTGCAATACGAGAAGAAAGCCGACACTATGAGAACACAATTTGGATGGGTTGAGAACGATAGTAAGTTTATCTTGGGGGACAAAGAGATCACCAAGGACGGTATCTTCTACAGCCCACCTACGCTAGCCACCGAGCCATACGTCCAGAAGATTCATGCTAAGGGCGACTTCGATAAGTGGAAAGAAGTCTTCAACATGTATGGGTTGGCAGGGATGGAGGCTCAAGCCTTCGGTGCGCTCACCGCCTTTGGCTCTCCGCTGTTCAAGTTCACGGGGTTGGATGGCGCAGCTATCAATTTGATCTATGAGTTTGCTGGTTCGGGCAAGTCTACAGTTCTGCGCATGGCTAACAGCGTATACGGGATGCCTAAGGAGTTAATGGCTACCGCAGCAGATACATTGAATGCCAAGATGCAGCAGTTGGGGGTGCTGAACAACATCACCAATACGATTGACGAGATCACCAACATGAAGGGGATGGAATTCTCCGACATGATCTACGCAATCTCGCAGGGCCGAGGCAAGAACCGCATGCGGGGGTCTGTGAACCAGATGCGGGTCAACAACACCAAGTGGCAGAACATGAGCCTATGCTCATCCAACGCCAGCTTCTACGAGAAACTCGGCGCAGTAAAGAACTCGCCTGATGGAGAGTCAGTCCGTTTGATCGAGTACCGAATCGAGCCTAACGACATCATCAGCGTGGCGCGTGGTAAGGAGTTGTTTGACCACCAACTAAACGATAACTACGGCCATGCGGGACCCATCTACCTGCAGTGGCTAGTGAACAATCTGGAAGAGGCGAAGCAGTTGGTTGCGAAAGTACAGGCTAGACTGGATCAGGACCTCCAACTTACTTCCCGTGAGCGGTTCTGGTCGGCTTCGGTGGCTTGCAACATCGCTGGTGGGCTCATTGCCAAGGGGCTAGGGCTCCATAACATTGATATGAAGGCTGTCTACACATGGGCACTAACTATGATTAAGGGCATACGCAATGAAGTTAAGCCTCCGCAGTCCAACCCAATAGCCACCCTCGGCGAGTTCATCAACGCACACATCAACAACACCCTTGTTGTCAGCGGCAGTACAGATTCAAGAAGTGGGATGAGTGCTATGCCGACGCTAGAGCCGCGTGGGGAGCTATTGATTCGCTACGAGCCAGATACCAAGATGCTGTTCATCGCGGCCAAGCAGTTCAAGGAGTACTGCGTAGATCAGCAGACTAATTACGGCAAGCTGCTACAAGAGCTAACCACCCTTGAGGTGTATTTGGAGAGCACCAACAAGCGTATGTCCAAAGGCATGAAAGTCACGTCCCCTCCAGTTCGCGTACTGAAGTTTGATGCGTCTGCGACAGACTTCCTGCAAGTGGACTCCTTGCTAGCTTCAGATGAAGATAGAGACAGTCTCGTATCAGCTTGATTGGGCTAAGTTCAGGAAGGGGTACTCGTTCTTTGTACCCTGCATCGACCATGCCGCTGCACGGAAAACCCTAGCCAAAACTATGAACCGACTAAAGATGTCCGTGGTGACTAAGGTTGTCGTGGAGGAAGGCATCAAAGGCTTGCGGGTTTGGAGGGTGTAGGCTACAGTAGGGCCTCTCTCCTTGGTTGACGTTTTGCCCCGCCCTAGAGCGGGGCTTTTTTTGCCTACTGTTTTTTGGCTGCTTCCCTAGCTGCTTCTTCTCTGTCTACGCGAGCTTCTAAGTTATCAAGCACATCGCCCACGATGTCTATGTTCTTCTTGACTACTTCTCGGCTAATACCTAGGCGGGATTGAGCGCGTACCTTCAAGTCGTTCGTAACCATTTCTCGAATACCCCCTATCGTCATCCTATGACTAGGGTACTTGCTGTTAAATTTGGTTACTTCAGAGTCGATGATGTCAACCATTTTGTCGAAACTCTCGTCCGTACCTTTACGCGCCTGTACCTTGATACGATTTTCTATCAAAGTTTTTTGGTTGACGATTTTCTGCACATCACCTTTTAGCTTGGCCCCAACATCACTAACCTTGGAGGCAGTGGCTGTGCGGAATCCGACCGCCTGCGCAGCGAGCATACCTGTGCTTACATCCTCGGGGGCAACAATAGGGTTACCTGCCGCATCCATAATACCTTCGTCTGCGATCTTAGACGCTACCAATATATTCCTTAGCGCCGCAGGTGCCAGTCGTTCCTGCATTTTCTGTATATCGCCGACTTGGTATGCATCGTACGCATCTGCAAAGGACAAGACCAAACCAGCAGAAGGGCCAGCAAGCTCCATTACGACTTGCGCTACGCCCTCCCGAGCGGTTTTCATCTCCTTCATGTCCCGACCAAACAAGTCGCTGAGCCCAATACGTTCTGCTATTGCAAGCCCAGTAAGCGCGTTGAGCGGGCCAGCGTCTAGGATTTGAGATACAGGAACACCGCCTATGGACACGGCACCCAGATGCTCGGGCAGGAATACTTCTCGGAACCACGTTTTGGCGTCTATATCTTTAAGCTCGTCTGGCCAGTCATCCTCTTCTTGCATGGCTTTGAATGCAGTAGCGATAGCCCCCAAACTACTACTAAAGAATGGGATGCCAGACAGACCCGCTATGCTGCCCGCAGTCAGGTAAATACCAAAGAATTTAGTCGCCGCTGCCTTCTTACCTTCCTTGTTCAGAAATGGCATCATCTTGGCAAAGTTAGTCAGCAACAGCAGCGTGGTATGCAACGGGAACATCTTGAACTGGAACACCATCTTGCCGAGGCCGCGCTGAGTCCAGCGTGGGCGGTTCGATATGTCGTAGTTACCAAGAGCCTCGTTAACATCCTTTACCGCTTGGTTGATCGCAGCATCGTGGTCCAACCCGCGCTTGACTCCCAACCGATACGAGGCAAGGTATACGCCCTCACGAGTCATACGCTCAATGTTGTGCATCAAGCTGGAAGTCAGCAGTCTGGCCCCCTCTGCGCCGATATACCCTGCTTTGCCGAGAACAGTAGACGAGGTGCTGGTTAAAACATCTTGTTCGCCGTAGACAAGATTAGCGTAGGTGGACTGAGATACACCTCGCGCCGTCATCTGGTCAATAGCGTCTCTTTCGTTATCCGTGAGGTCTTTGTTATTGGCGATACTTGGGGAGACGTAGGACTGCGTGCCGTCTTTGTTAGTGCGTATGACCCCAAACTGCCCAATTAGCTTTGACACCTTGGCGAGTTCTTTGGCTGCGCCGCTAACATTGTTATGGTTGGCCGCAAGTACTGGAAGCCCAGAGATGTACACGCTGAATGGCTGGATGAGCGCGGAAGACGCACCTGACAAGAACCAGAAATACGAAGCCTTGTTCGCCACCCCCGCAATA